GTGGCCCGGTGATGGTGATGACACTGCCGCAGTTCGCCAACGGCCCGGCGATGCAAGGTCCGCAGGGTGACGGTGGTGGTGGCGGAGATGGCGGCGGCGGCGGCGGCGGCGGTGGTGGCGGCGGCGGTGGTGGCGGTGGTGGATAGCCGGAACACGTGCAGCAAGTTGAATCATCGAGAGAACACTATGGACATGCAGAACACCTCCGCGCTGCCCGATGTCAACGGGTCGGTACGCACCCTAAAAGAATCGATCCAGGCCCTAGCGGCGATGATCGGGACGCTGCAGCGGCGCGAGCACGCATTGGACGATCTGGTCCGGGAGCAGCTGCAACTTCTGCAGAGCGCCGTCAACAGTGCCGATCAGCGCGTCAATCGCGTCGTGGAAAGCGCACTTCCCCGGCTGACGCAGTTGAGCAATCAGGCGCTGACGCAAACGTTGGAACCGGCGGCCGAGCGATTCAACAAGAAGATGGCAACTGCGGAGCAGACAGTCCAGCAGGCGACCCAACGTTACGCGCGAGCACAGCACTCACTGGAAACAACGACAACGCGGCGCATGTGGATCGCATCGATTGCCCTGCTGGTGGCGGGTGTCATCAGCCTGGTCGTCGCCGGCTACGCGCTTTACAGCACAAAAGCGGCTATCGCGGAAGCCGCCCAACTCAGGGCGGAGATCACCTTTTTGGATCGTGTTGCTCGTGCCAATCTCGTTGCCTGTGGCAAGGACAGGCTATGCGCCGAGATCGACAAGAAAGGGCCGCGCTATGGCGACGGTAGTCAGTATCGCGTTATCGCCTTGCGCCCATCCCCCGCGCAATGAAAGCCGAGCCGCTATGAGCGGCCCGGCTACCTGATTACAGCGCTGTCAACCGATCGCGCGTAACGGCGGTGTACTGATCCGTCATCTCAATCCCGACCGCCTCGAATCCTTCCAACTGCGCAGCGACCAACGTGGTTCCGCTACCAGCAAACGGATCGAGCACGCGCCCACCCGCCTCGCAGATACGCACCAGCTGCCGCATCAATTCGGTCGGCTTGCCGGTCAGGTGGTGCTTGTCAGCCTTGCGCACCGATTCACGGATGACGCCAGGCAATACCGGCGCGCGGCGATCCAACGGCATGTTGCCCTTGCTGCCCCAGACGATGTATTCGGCCTGGTTGCGGAAGCGCCCAAGCTGAGGCCGCACGCCTTCGGTCTTGTCCCAGACGGTGATGCCGCGCCAGGTAAAGCCGGCGATCTGCAGGGCGTCGGTGGTCAGCGGCAGCTGCCGCCAGTCGGTGAACAGCAGGACCGGTGCGCCGTCCTTGAGCACGCGCGCGCACTCGGACAGCCACAGGTGCATCCACTTCAGGTGTGAGCGCTGGTCGCGCTCGTCGCCGACAAAGTCGGCATGCAGTTGCGCGCCACCGCCCTGGACGTACTTCTGCGATGGCGGCTTGGCCCGTGCCGCAGCGGTAAGGCCGCCGCTCGCATACGGCGGATCAGTGATCAACGCGTCGAACGAATTCGCTTCGAGCGTGGGCAGGATGGTCAGGGCGTCGCCCTGCAGGAGCTGGTTTTTCATGGTGAGAGCCTTCTTGGATTCGCTCGCGGCGATCGGAGGTGAGGCTCTCGGCCTTCAGGTGATTGAGGGTGCCGCAGCGCGGGCACTTGATCTGGATTTCATCGAATGCGCCGGCCTTGCAAAGCAGGCGAGCGCATTCGCCACAACGGAGGTTCTTGAGCATTGCGTGGTCTTGCAGTGGGAAAGGATTACGCGGCCGCTGGCGGCGCGTAGGGGGTGAAGGCGATCACCTCATCGCCCACCCAGTCGTTGATCTTCAACATGCGCGCCTGCAGCGGCTCCAGCTCGTTGGCCGCCCACACGGCAGCGGCCTCTCGGATCGACCCGAAGCCGCCAGCGTTCTGCGGCACGATGCCCATGAGCTGCGGCGGGATCCGCAGCGCGGCCAGCATGTCGTCGCGGGTGATGCCCTTGATGCCGCTGAACTCATCCTTGGCCGCCACTTCGCTGACCGGGATCAGCTTCAAGCCATCCTTGTTGCCGCCTGGCGAGTACAGGAACAGGTTGCGGAAGTTGCCCGGCCCCTTGGCGCCCTTCATGGCGTTGCGCAGCGCATCCACGTCTTCCTGGCTCTGCTGCGGGTCGGTCAGGTACAGAATGAAACCGGCATGCGAGCCGTTGTTGTAGTACTTGCGCCGGAACAGCGTGGCCGATTCGTTGAGCAGCGCGGACTGCATCGCCGGCATCCACTCGGGCAGGCCGTAGAGTTCTTGATCGACATCGGCTTCGCGCAGCTGGAACACGCTGCCCGGCTCGAACACGTGCTCGTCGTGCCAGGTGCGCACTTGGAAGTACTCGCCCTCGGTGATACCGCGCCGCATGTACTTGGACAGCGGCGCAGCCAGCGACAGCGCACCGCCCATGCGGTTGCGGCGACGCTCAAGGTAGCCATTGCCCAGGGTGATCCAGTCCAGCGACAGCTGCTCGAAGGCTTCGCGCGTCAGTAACCGATGCGGCTTGAAGGTGCGCGCCAGCATGTTGCGCTTGAAGATCAGCCCGGACTGCAGAAACGGATTGCTGCGGGTGGTCTTGGACAGGCCATCCAGGGCCACAGGCGGCTCATACCAGCGCCCGTTCTGCCAGCACTCCAGATAGTCCAGCACGCCGCGTCCATCGAGCACCGGCGTCGGGTCACCAAAGGTGAACGCCTCGATGCGTGCAGGCACGGCTGGCGCTGCAGGCGCGGTCGCGGGCAACTGGTCGGTCAACATCAAGAGATCTCCATGAAGCCGGAGTTGCGCGAGGTGCGCCCTTCCAGCGGTTCGTTCTGCAGCGCGTGGAACAGTGCCCACGCCAGGTCCGCGTGGCCGGTCTCTTCCGAGCGGCCAGCGGTGAAGGTGGATTGCCGGCCGCTGGCCGTCATGGTCTTGCGGATGGCCATCAACGACTGCGCCACATCGGTCCAGCCGGCGTCGAACTCCAGCCGCCCGTTATGGATCACGTCGAACGCCTTGAGCACCAGGCGCGTTTTGACCTCGGGCGAGTAGCTGAAGGTGACCAGATTCGGGAAGAACTGCTTTACCAGCTGCGCCACGCCGCTGCCCATGCCGGTGGTATCGATGCCGATGTAGGTCACCCAGTACCGGCGCGTGATGCGCTCGATCTCGGCGGCTTGTTTGGCGAAGTCCATGCCCCGGAACTGGATGCGCTCCAGCAGCCGGAACTTGCCGCCGGGCTGCTGCGGTGGCGCCACCACGACCAGGCCGGCGGTGTCGCCCGTCTCTGCCGGGTCGTACCCGATCCACACCGCGCGATCGCCGTAGGGGCGCGCGGCGAACGGTTTGTAGTCCTCACCCCACTCGACCCAGCTATCGACCATGCACGGCTGCAGCATCGCCAGCGGGAAGATGCTGGCGCCATCGTCGACGAACTCGCACATCAACAGGTTGGCGAAGGCGTCCGGGCTGTATTCCTCGCGGAGCTCGTCGATGTCGAACAGGTCGCAGCCACGGCGCTGGGCATCGAGGATGTTGACGATCTGCCGCCACGCGCGGTCCTGGCAGCGGCGACCGCCGGCGAGCGCATCGTGCGAGACATCGATCTGAATCCGCTGCGCGGCCGGCTTGCCCTTGTTGCGGCGCTCGCCGGTCCAGAACGTGTAGGCCTCGTGGGCCATGCTCGATGGCGTGCTGAAGTAGGTCTTGCGCCACTTCATATGCATCGCCATGCCGCTGGCGACCTTGTTCAATTCGTTGAACCCGTAGGTCCAGAAGAATTCGTCGAAGTAGAAATTGCCGTGGTAGCCCTGCGCGGTGCGCGCATTGGTGCCCAAGAAGAACAGCTCGGCGCCGTTGGGAAACACGATGGTGTCGCCGCCGGACAGCGTTTCGTCGATCGTCTCGCGCACGAACTGCTGCATGTAGCTACGGAACAGGTGCGCCTGCGACTTGGACGCGCTGAGGAAGATCTGGTTGCGCCCGGTGGTGAGCGCGTCGATCAGCGCCTCGCGGGCGAAGTAGTACGTGGCACCGATCTGGCGCGACTTGAGGATGATACGGGTACGCTCGTTGCCGGCCCGGTACCAATCGCGCTGATAGTCGAAGCAGCCGTCGACGAATGCCGTGGTCAGCTGCTCGATCTGCTCCTCGGTGAAGTCGTTGCGCTTGGGCTTCTTCTTCGGCGCGGCATTGCGGTTCGCCACAGCCGGATTCAGGTCGGCCTCGTTGCCGCCGCCTTGGTAGCGCTGGATGCGCGCCTGGCGCTCCAGCTGCCGATGCAGCAGATCAATTTCCTTGAAGTCGCCGCCGGATTTTTCCGGCTTCATGATCAGCACGACCAGGCGCGCTTCCAGTGCTCCACCGATACGCTCAACGTTATCTGCGCGATCCCACTCGTCACGCGACTTCCAGCTGTGTACAGTCTTCTCGTTCTCGCCGATGGCCTGGGCAATTTCGGTCACGCGCCATCCCATCCAGTACAGGAACTTGGCCTGTCTGCGGGTGTCCATCGGGAGCTGGGTGGCAACGCTTTGCATGCCGATCAGGGTGCAGCACACCTCTTAATCCCGACAGTTGAGCAACGCGTAATCGCCTTGTTTACACGGTGTTTTCGTTGCTGCGCTATGCGTCGCGTTTGACCATGGGTCATCGCAAACGCATCCAGCGCAGAGGACACCCATGTCGGGCAAGACCAAGAAGTTCCGTTCCAACTGGTTCCGCGTGGCCGTCGAAGGCGCCACCACCGATGGCCGCACGATCCAACGCAGCTGGATCGAAGACATGGCCGCGACCTACAACCGCGAGACCTACAACGCCCGCATCTGGATCGAGCACATGCGCAGCCTGCTGCCGGATTCGCCATTCCGTGCGTATGGCGATGTCACTGCAGTGAAGGCCGAAGAGGTCGAGATCGACGGCAGCAAGCGCCTGGCGCTGTTTGCCCAGATCGAGCCGACCGCCGATCTGATCACCATCAACAAGTCCAAGCAGAAGCTCTACACCAGCATCGAGGTGCAGGAGAAGTTCGCTAACACCGGCAAGGCGTATCTGGTCGGCCTGGCCGTGACCGATTCGCCGGCCAGTCTGGGCACCTCCATGCTCAGCTTCGCCAGCCAGAACCCGGACGCCAATCCGCTGGCCGATCGCAAGCAGTCACCGGGCAACCTGTTCACCGTTGCCGAGGAAACCGCGCTGGAATTCAGCGAAGTCAGCGAAGGCCCGGTTGCCAATCTACTCAGCCGGATCCGCACCGCACTCAAGAGCGAGGACGCCACCAGCATCACCGCCGAGCAGTTCGCCGACCTCGGCCAGGGCGTCGAAGAGATCGCCGAGTACGTGCGCGGCCAGGACGAACGCTTCAACCGCCTGCAGGCCGAACACGCCGAGCAGAAGACCAAGCACGAGCAGTTGGCAAACGACCTGGCGCAGCTGCGCGAGTCGCTGTCGCAGCAGCCGGACCCGGCACAGCCCGCAAGGCCGGTGGTCACCGGCAGCGGCGCGGCCGTGCTGACCGACTGCTGATCCCACACCACACACACGCCGCAGCGCCACATCCTTCGGAGCCACCATGCAAAACGCCACCCGCCTGCAGTTCAACCAGTTCGCCGAGCAGATCGCCAAGCTCAACGGCATCACCTCCGCCTTCCATTCCTTCGCTGTCGATCCGACCGTTCAGCAGAAGCTGGAAACGCGCATGCAGGAGTCGAGCGAGTTCCTGTCCAAGATCAACATCATCCCGGTGGACGAACTGTCCGGTCAGAAGGTGGGCATCGGCGTCACCGGCAGTATCGCCAGCCGCACCGATACCGGCGCCGGCAAGACCCGCACCCCGCGCAACGTGGCCGCACTCGACAAGAACGAGTACGTCGCCAAGAAGACCGACTTCGACACCGCCATTCCGTATGCGTTGCTCGACACCTGGGCCAAGTTCCCCGACTTCCAGGCGCGCCTGCGCGATGCCATCGTCAAGCGTCAGGCGCTGGACCGTCTGCAGATCGGCTTCAACGGCACGCACGCCGCTGCCGACACCGACCGCGCCAAGTTCCCGCTGCTGGAAGACGTCAACATCGGTTGGCTGCAGCAGTACCGCATCAACGCCGCCCAGCGCGTGCTGGCGAGCGGCAAGACGGCCGGCAAGGTCGTTATCGGCGGTGCCGGTGCCGACTACGGCAACCTCGACGCACTGGTGTACGACGTCGTGAGTAATCTGCTGGACCCGTGGCACCGCAATGATCCAAGCCTGGTGGTGGTGCTGGGCCGCGACCTGATGCACGACAAGTATTTCCCGATGGTCAACAAGGATCAGCCGGCCAGCGAGAAGATCGCCACCGACCTGATCTTGAGCCAGCGCCGCGTCGGCGGCCTGCAGGTAGCCGAGGTGCCGTACCTGCCGGACGGCGCGTTGATGGTCACTTCGCTGGCGAACCTGTCGATCTACTACCAGACCGGCGGCCGTCGCCGCTACATCCAGGAAGTGCCCGCACGCGATCGCATCGAGAACTACGAGTCCTCCAACGATGCGTACGTGGTCGAAGACTACGGCCTGGGCTGCGTGGTGGAGCACATCGAGATCGAGGACTAAGCCATGGCCGACAGTCCCGCCAAGCGCCACCACAGCCGCGTGCTCGCCGAGCTGGAGGCAGCCCAGCGTGCACCGCACCAACTGATGGCCGGCGCCACCGCCTACGAGCAGCACATGGCGCAGCTGCAGAGCGATCGCCTGCGGCTGAAGCAGATCCAGTCCGACCAGGGCAAGGCCGCGCTCAAGGTGCAGCTGCTGCCGGCCTACGTGCCGTATCTGGCCGGCGTGCTGGCCGGTGGCCAGGGTGCGCAGGATGAGATCGTCACCACGTGCATGGTGTGGCGCATTGATGCTGGTGACTATGCCGGCGCGCTGGAGCTGGGCGCCTATGTGCTCAAGCACCAGCTGCAGATGCCCGACCGCTTCACCCGTACGGTGGGCTGCGTGCTGGCTGAAGAGATCGCCGAAGCAGCATTGTCGGCCCAGAAGACCGGCCAGCCGTTCGATGCGGCCGTGCTGGCCGATACCGCCACGCTGACCGCCGAGCAGGACATGCCCGACGAGGTGCGCGCCAAGCTGCACCTGGCACTGGCCCGCGCATCACTGGCAGGCATCACCGATGAGACGCCCGCCGACCAGGCGCAGCCCATCGCCGCCGCCGCTGTCGCCGACCTGCAACGCGCCATCGCGCTGCACGGCAGCTGCGGCGGCAAGAAGGATCTGGAACGCGCCGAGCGCCTCTTGAAGAAGTTCAGCGTTGAGCCTGCGGGCACCAACGCATAACCGAGCGTCCCCGCAACCCTCGCCGGCTCGGGGCTGATCCACAGCACTCCATCGCTGCGGTGACGCCCCGACCACCGGCGATCTATTCCGAGCCATGCATGAGCGGATTCACCGCCACCGGCACCACGAGCGCCACGCCTGATGCGATCGCCAATGCGCCGTTCTGGCCGGCGATCGCACCGGCCACTGTGCGGGCGAGCATGCGCCTGGATGGCACCGTCACCGATGCCCGTCTGCGCCACGCCATTATTGCCGCCATGCTGGCGGTCAACGATGAGCTCGATGCCTGGGCGCAGACGCAGCAGGCCGCCGGCTACGCTGCACTGGCTGATGTGCCCAGCACCGCGGTCGATGGCATCTCGCGCCGCGTGCAGCTGTACCTGCGCGCCGTTGCGTGTGCCACCGCCGTCGAGGTAGCAGAGCGCTACCGCAGCTTCGATGCCACCGACAGTGCCAACCAGCGCGCCGACGACTTGTCACCGAGCATCACCGAGCTACGCCGCGACCAGCGCTGGGCCGTGCGCGATCTGCAGAACCTGCCGCGCAGCACGGTAGAGCTCATCTGATGCGCGTGCACGCCATGCAAGGCGACACCGTCGACCTGCTGTGCTGGCGCCACCTGGGCAGCACGGCCGGCCTGGTCGAGCGCACCTACCTCCTCAATCCCGGCCTGGCCGAACTGGGCGCCGTGCTCCCGCATGGCACGCCAGTGGAGTTGCCCGAGGTAACCACCACCACAGCGGCGATGACGCCGCTTGTGCAGCTATGGGACTGACCTGATGACCGAACCCACCTCCGTATCGAGCGGCTTTTTGATCGCCACCGGTGTGGGCCTTGCCTCCGTGCTGCCTGGCATCGACGGTGACGCGCTGATCGGCGCCTTCGCCGGCGGCGCGCTGTTCGTCGTGTCCGCCGCCAAGCAACCGCTGCTGGCGCGATTGATCTATTTCCCGGTGAGCGTGATCGCCGGCTACCAGCTGGCACCGGAGCTGCTGCGCTGGTTGCCGATCAAGTCCAGCGGCGTGGCCGCTTTTGCGAGTGCGGCGTGCGCGATCACCGTCACGCTGGGCCTGATCGAAAAGAGCAAGTCCTTCGACTTTTCCTTCCTACGTCGTGGAGGTCCGCCCAGTGCATAGCCTGGTCACCGTCCTGACGTTGATGGCCTCGCTCGCCATCTGCGTCCGCCTGCTTACCTACCACCGCCCGGTCGATGCGCGCCATCGACGCGGCGCGGGCTGGTGCGCGTGGCTGCTGATCGCCAGCACCGGCGGCCAGGCGCTGCACATCCTGCTGGTCGGCGCCGGCTCGCAAGTCAGTCTCTGGCACCTGGGCACGTTGATCGTGCTGGCGGTGCTCACCTACCGCGCCCAGGGCAATGTGGCGCGCATCCTTAAGGTCGATTGATGTTCACCGATACCCAACTCGCCTCGATCATGCAGTGCTCACCGCAACGCGCTCAGCGCTGGCACGCCCCCCTGCTCGCCGCCGCCAATCGCTTTGGCATCACCACCAAGCGCCGCGCCGCGCATTGGCTCGGCCAGGTCGGCCACGAAAGCCTGAGCCTGTCGCGGATGGAAGAAGGGCTGACCTACACCACCAGCGCACGGCTGTTGGAAGTCTTCGGCGCACGTATCACGCCCGCACAAGCGCCCAAGTTCCTGCGCAACCCAATCGGCCTGGCCAACTTCGTCTACGCCGACCGCCTGGGCAACGGCAACGAAGCCAGCGGCGACGGGCACCTATACCGGGGCCGTGGCCCAATGCAGCACACCTTTCGTGGCAACTACCGCCGCATCGGTGTGCTGATCGGCTTGCCGGTGGAAGAGCAGCCGGATCTGCTGCTGCAGATTGAGCCGAGCGCAATGGGCGCGGCGGCGTACTGGCACGACAACGGCCTCAACGTGCTGGCCGATGCCGGCGATGTGCTGGGCCTGGGCCGCAAGATCAACCTGGGCAACGTGCGTAACAAGCGCTTGCCCGAAGGCCACAGCGATCGCGTCACGCGCACGCAGCGCGCCCTGCAGATCCTGGGCGTCAACTGATGGTCACGCGCCTGATCATCCTGCTGGCGCTGATTGCAGTGCTCGTCGGTGGCTGCGTGTGGCAGGAGCGACGCGTCAGCACTGCGCGCACAGAGCGCAAGCAAGCGCTAGACGCAAAAGCTGCCGCCATCGCCGAGCGCGACAGTGCAAGGGCTTCCACAAAAACCGTTGTCGAGTACGTCGACCGCGTGCAGATCGTGCGCGAAGCCGGCGCCACCATCACCCGCGAGGTCCCGATCTATGTCACCCAGAAAGCCGATGCTGCTTGCGCTATCCCTGCTGGCTTTGTGCGGCTGCACGACGCCGCCGCCACGGGCAACCCTGCCGGGCCGCCCGCCGGAGATCCTGATGCGCCGGCCGCCGGCATTACGCTCTCTGTCATCGCCGGAACTGTCGCCGACAACTACACCAGCTGCCACGCCACCGCCGCGCAGTTGAGCGCGCTGCAGGACTGGATCGATCTGCACGCACCGGAGTCGGCGCCATGATCAAGCCCGCCAGCCTGCGCGCGCATCTGGTTGCGGCATTACCGGAACTGGCGCGCGATGCTGATCGGCTGCTGGTGTTTATCGACGCCGGCAGCCTGGTCAGCACGTTCCAGCCGGGGCTGTCGTTCGAGTACCAATACACGCTCAACCTGATCGTGACCGACTACGCCGGCCACCCGGACAGCGTGATGCTGCCGCTGCTGCAATGGGTGCAGGCCAATCAGTCCGAACTGCTGTCCAACCCTGCGCGACGCGGCGACATCGCCTTCGAGGCCGACATCCTCGCCAACGACGCAGTGGATCTGTCGATCAAGCTCCCGCTGACCGAACGCGTGGTCGTGACCGCAAAGGATGGCGGCGGGCACGACATCACCCATGCGCTCGAGCCACAGATCGATCCGACATGGATGACCTGACCGCGCTGGAGACCTGGGCCGCACCGCTGCTGGCACGCCTGCAGGAGGGCGAGCGACGCAAGCTGGCACGCAAGATCGGAACGGAACTGCGGCGCTCGCAAAGCCAGCGTATCGGCAAGCAGCAAGCGCCCGACGGCACGCCGTACGCACCGCGCAAGCAGCAGCTGCGGCAGAAGTCCGGGCGCGTCAAACGCGCCAAAATGTTTGCCAAGCTGCGGCAGGCAAAGTACTTCAAGGTCAGTGCCAGCCCCAATGCTGTGAGCGTTGGATTTGTGGGACGCGTCTCGCGCATTGCACGCGTGCACCAAGAGGGACTGCAAGAGCAGGTGCGAAGAGAGGGCCCAACAATACGCTACGGTAAGCGCGTACTGCTCGGTTATAACTCAACAGATTTCGATCTCGTAAAAAAAATAATCATAGATCGAATCACTGCACTATCTGAGTGATGATCCCATGTCGACATTGCAAAATATATCAGAAGAGGCGCAGTCCAGCGTCAAGAATCTTTCCGATCCGCATATATACGAGTAATCCGCACTGCCCAGGATTAGCACCTGAAAAAGCAGCAGACTTGACGATGCCATATGCAGTAAATCCACTCCAAACAGGACCACCACTGTCACCGCCGAAGCATGCCAACTCGTCTCCGACCATTGCCATGTACGCCGAGCTATCACAGTCTTGCCCATTACAAGACTTCGGAGGAAACCCAAAACTTGTAGCCGAAACGACCCCACAAGAGAATCCCGTATTTACACCGCGATGGCAAAGGCGCTGACCAACGGTAGCGGTGCCCGAATTCTGGATAGCGTTGATGCCTGTCGAATTAACATTGGAACCAGTTATTGATGAAGATGCTGTGTAGCCAATACTCGGAAAACCATGCCACTGCAAATCGTGACCACCATCGTATAACTCTTTTTTAAAATCCAAGATTGCAACAACCTGTCCAGCCTGCCCTGCCGGAACCCAATTATAATAAATCATAGTATCGGGGCAGTGACCAGCCGTTAATACACCTGCAGTCTTTGTCGCAGTTTCCCTGACCATGAATCCGCTAGTACATTGGCTCCCGTCAGAGCCTTGAAGGATATTTCCACCACGAAGATAAGCCGCTTGCCTTAAAGAGCCGGGCAGGAACTCAATTCGCACCGGATTGCCAAGCACCTTCTCGAGTGCTGGAACCTCCGCCCTTATACTAGCTTTTTCCGACTCTGAAACAGAAACATACAAAACTATTTGACCCGTTTTTTCATCATAGGAATTGCCTTGCAATCCGCGCACGCTTTTAAACAAGGCCTCCTGGTTGCTATTGATTATTTGCCTCACTTCTTCAGCAGTCTTGCTGGCGCCGAGCCTTATAATCACGGGAACTTCGCCGAAGGACGTTGAAAGTTTTGCAGCAGGCACTTTCTCGTCCCCCTTCAATCTGATAACGAATCGAAACTCAGGAGTCTCTTCCCAATAGGCACCCGCAAGTCGTCCACTATAGCGGCGAGTCAGTGCAGCCAAATCTTTTTCCGAGTTTTCTTGAATGTTGATTCGCCTAGCCGCCTCAGCAGGCGATATCATAGCGCTCTTTGAGTAGGCTTTAGACTCTTCACTCTCAGGTGTCACGTGTCGCACTTGAGCAGATGAATAAAATGAGATAAAGCTAAGGCTCAAACAGGCAATTTTGAATAAATTTTTCATCCTAATCTCCTTGAAAATTTCCCCCTGTAACGGCTGTATATCACACACTCACTTTTTGGTCAATTCATAAATAACCGGCATTGATGCGGTCTGAAAAAATATAAAGATTCCGACGCTTTTCTCACACCTGAGCCTATGTCAATATTATTTCGTCGGGCAATCGTTTCGCGTTGGGTTGTATTTTACAAATCGTATGACTTTAAAGGTGACAAAAGCCGCATAACCTAGGAACATTAGAAACCGGCATTACAAATGGCCTCGTTTACAGCAGTTGATCTCTCCAAGCTACAGGCTCCAGATCTCATTGAAGCTCTGGACTTTGAAGCGATCTTCGCCGACGCATTGACTCAATTTCGCCGGCTCATGCCGGAATTCTCTGCACTCACTGAATCGGATCCGGTCTACAAGCTGCTGCAGCTGTTCGCAGCCCGCGAGTTGCTGATTCGCCAGCGCGCCAACGACAAGGCCCAGCAGACCATGCTGGCCTTCGCGACGGGTACCAACCTCGATCACTTGGGCGCATTGTTTGGCGTCGCGCGCCTGGTGCTCGATCCAGGGCAGCCGGAGAACGGCACCCCACCAACCTACGAGTCGGACGTGGACTTTCGCCGCCGCATCCAGCTGGCGCCGGAGGGCTTCAGTGTTGCCGGCCCCGAGGGCGCGTACATCTATCACGCGCTCAGCGCGTCAGCCGATGTCATGGACGCCAGTGCCACCAGCCCCGCACCTGGGCAAGTGCTGGTCACCGTGCAATCGCGCACCGGAGATGGCACCGCGCCGCAGGAACTGCTCGACGAAGTGGCCGCCGTCCTCACTGATGCCGACGTGCGCCCGTTGACAGACGAGGTAGCGGTCCAGAGCGCGCAGATCGTCCTGTACGCGATCCGTGGGCGCGTCTACACCTACGCTGGCCCGGACTCGGCGGTGGTCATGCGCGAAGCCCTGCGCAGCCTGCAGGCCTATCTCGCCGAGGCGCACCGCATCGGCCGCGACGTCCCCGAGTCAGCCATCAAGGCCAAATTATTTGTCAATGGCGTGCAGCGTGTTGAGCTGGACTCGCCTGCAGCCGACATCCGGATCAGCCGCACGCAGGCCGCCTACTGCACCGCGATCGACATCGTGCATGCCGGCATCGATGAGTAACTCCCCGCTGCCGCCCAACGCCACGCCGATGGAGCGCGCCCTGGCTGCCGTCACCGATCGCCTGGAAGCGATCCCGTTGCCGTACCCGGATCTGTGGAACCCGGACACGTGCCCGGCCGGCCATCTGCCGTGGCTGGCCTGGACGCTGTCGGTGGACGACTGGAAGGCCGACTGGAGCGATGCAGTCAAGCGCTCGCGCCTGCGTAGCGCCATGGCGATCCAGCGCCGCAAGGGCACGGCCAACAGCGTGCGCATGGTGGTCGAGTCGTTCGGCGGCGCGGTGGCTATCCGCGAATGGTGGCAGACCGAGCCGCGCGGTCAGCCGCATACCTTCGAGCTCACGCTCACGCTGACCGGCACCGATGCTCAAACCGCCACATCTCGCTTCGTCAATGAAGTCATTGCCGAAGTCGAGCGCACCAAGCCTGTCCGTTCCCACTTCACTTTCACCCAGGGATTCCAAGCAGAAGCCCGCATCGGCGTACTCGCCGTTGCGCGGCCAGCCGTCTATCGACGGTTGCTGATGGACGCCCAGTAACTGGACACCGACATGCCCGGTCTCAAGCTCCACGTCACCACCGCTGGCCGCGCCGCGCTGGTCAATGCACCCAACACCGGGACCAATCCGGTGCTGATCAGCCATGTTGGCATCGCGAACGCGCCGTTTAGCGTCTCTGCCGCGTTGACCGCGCTGCCAGGTGAGATCAAGCGGGTAGCAGCAGTGGGCGGGACCATTACCGCCGACGACACCATCCACGTGTCCATCCGCGATGAGTCTGATGCCGTCTATGACTGCTACGGGTTCGGCCTGTACCTATCCAACGGCACACTGTTCGCCGTCTACAGCCAGCCGACGCTTCTACTGGGCAAGGCGGCCGCAGCCATGATGCTGCTCGCGCTCGATGCGGTGTTTGCCGATATTGATGTGCAGCAGATCACCTTCGGCGCTACCAACTTCACTGATCCGGCCGCCACGACTGAAGTGGCCGGGATCGTCGAGCTAGCGACCGAAGAAGAAGCTGCTGAGGGTACCGACAAAATCCGCGTTATCACCACGTGGCTGTTGAAGAAGATCTTGGACGCTCGCCTGGGTGTAGGCGCACCGTCGGCGTTCGTTCGCGGCCTGCTGGGCGTGACAAGCGCTGCGCTACTGCGCACCGCACTCGAACTGAAGGGAGCCGCCCTCAAGGACGAAGGTGCCGGTAACAATCTGGATGCCGACAAGCTCGACGGTCAGCACGGCACCTACTACCGGGCCTGGGAAAATCTGACTGGTGTTCCTGCCACCGCAAGTGCGTGGCCATCGTGGGATCAAGTTGCCAACAAGCCACAAACCTTCACACCTAGCGACCACTCGCACGCCAACTACGTGGCCAAGGCCGGCGATGTCATGACTGGGCAACTCACCGCGCCGCGCCTGGGGATCAATATCAGCGGCGGCGCACAGGGTGCGTTTGACGCCCTCGTCTCAAGCGCCGGGCGCGTGCTCATGCGCGACTACGGCAACGGCACGCCAGTGTTGGATTTCGTCAACGCAGCGAACAACGCTTGGGTCGCCGGTCGCATCCGAACCGGTGGCAACCCGCTCCACCTCGAAACCACACAGGTCGCAGTCTCGGGCGCAGGCTCGTTTGCTGGATCCCTGCATGCAGATAGCCTTGGCTCCGCATCGGGCTATTTCATCAGCAAGAGCAACGTGACCGTCCTCGGTGCCGAGGGCGGCGCAAGCGTCTATCTTCGTCCCAATGGCGCGTTCAACGCCACGGCAGAAGCAGTACTCAACACAGCAGGCAGCCTTCTATTGCGCCCAACTGTGAGCCAACCAGGCAATGGCATTAACAGTTTTGCTCACCTGAGCTCAGGCAGCTTCGGGGGCGGATTCGGCCTGATTGATGGCGCCTACAACATCGGCTTTTGGAGCGAGAACGGTCATCTCCGTATCGGCATGGCGACGAACAATGGGGCGTTGCAGCAGCGCATGGGGTTGACCACGTCTGGCGCGCTATCTGCAGTTGGCGGTTTTGACTTCGGCTCATCTCGCAAGCTCAAAAACATCATTGGCGCATTGCCCTATGGCTTGGCCGAGGTGGAACAAGTCACCACCCTGCTAGGGCGCTACAAAGAACAGTACAACCCGGATGGACGGGTGCGCCTGTTCTTCGATGCAGAGCAGCTGCTGGAACTCATGCCCGAGACAGTGGACGCACACGGCGTGAGCTTTGACGGTGAACTGGTGCCATCGGTCCACATCGATCAGCTCCTGCCGATCGCATTCAACGCCATCAAGCAACTGTCCACCGCCGTTCGGCGGCTGCAGGCAGACCTCGCTGACCTCCGACCCATCCATTGATTCATAGGCTGACCCATGACCAATTCTCGAATTCGCACACTCGCACCAGGCGTTGACGTTGAGCGCATCGCGGTGGAATCCCATTTCTTCTACGACCCGTTGACCGGCGTGGCAAACGTCGTTTTCCAAGGGATGGAGTTCCTGCTGCTCGATGGTGCTGTCAACAAGATGCTGGACGGCCGGGAGCCGCTTACCACCACCTCAGATGCCATCGCGACCCGCACATTTGCTGCTGGCCTCGTCGATCCTCTAACCGGTCAAGATCTGTCCAATGTCAGCGCTGCCGGCGTGGTCGTGTATTTGAAGGCCGTCTATGACCGCCTCCACAACGAGGCAGCTGCGGTCCAGCCACCGCCGGCAGCCTAATTATGGCAACGGGATACCGCTCAGGTGCAGGACTCGACTTCGACGATGTCTTTGACCCCTACGTGCAAGGCGACATTGGCGGCGTATCGGGCTACCGCTCCAGCGATGGCAACGATCTGCACCGCCGGTATGCGCCCTTGGCGTTTGGCAGCAGAGCGGCGGACGTCGGCTACCGCGACAATGCCGGTTCGGATCTCAGCAACCGTTGGGCTAGAAAGGGAAGCGCCGTCTATTCACTCACCAACAACGGCGTCAACTACTACGCGAGCAGCCAGGCACTCACGTCCGCAGGCGGCAGCCAGACGGCAAGCGTTTCGTTCTCGATTCGGGCCAATGGAACCTGGGCGATTGGCCTTTCCGGCAAAGCGGTGGGCGGCTCTCCAACCTCCGGCACATGGCTGCCCAACGGTCAACCGCCGAGCAACTATTCTGTGCAGCTAGATTTCACTGTGTCCTGGCTGCGTGGCAACCGCAACGGGTCGTCCTCCAACACGGCTGCGAACTACTCTGCAATGACCGGCGATTACAGTTGCAGCATCACGTCCACAGCGCTGTCAGGGTCTGGCAACGAGTGCTATGGAGAAGGCAAGCTGACGATTCGGATCCGCAACAATGCCACTGGCTATGTTTCTACCACTGCCATTTCCCTCGTCGCTGAAGCAGTAGGCTTCGCCTGACGCTTGGTCCAGCGCATACTGGATCGCAGAGTGCGGCGTGTGCCTTCGCTTGATTGGATGCACCCGACCGCGATCCGTGTAAGTACGCGTTGTACGCATCAATTCGAGTGCGCCACAGCACGCAGCCGCTGACCATGGCTGCATGGGCACCGCATCCTCCGCACTGAGTAACGCCATTCGCCTCGGCACTGTGGCCGAGGTGAATCTCGCCACGGCACGATGCCGCGTGCAGGTCGGCGAGATGCTGACCGATTATCTGCCCTGGGTGGTCACGCTGGCCGGCACCACCATCATCTGGTCGGCGCCGGCAATCGACGAGCAGGTGGTCGTGCTGTCGCCGGCCGGCGATTTGGCCGATGGCATGGTGCTACGCGGGCTGTATTCCGACCAATTCGCAGCGCCTGCCGCTTCCGACACACTGCACGTGCTGCGCTTTGCCGATGGCGCGCAGATCCACTACGACACCGAGGCGCATGCGCTGCAGGCGACACTACCCAGTGGCGGCACCGCGAGCATCACCGCCGATGGCGGCATCACCCTCAACGGCCCGCTGACGGTCAACGGCACCACCCAGATCAACGGCGATACCGGCATCACCGGCACGGCCACCGTCGACACCGACGTGATCGGCGGCGGGATCAGCCTCAAGAATCACAAGACCACCGGCGTGACCGCCGGCAGCGCGCTCAGCGGCGGCCCGCAGTGATCGGCGTCGATGCCACCACCGGGCGCGTGATCGAGGGCGAGCAGCACTTGGCCCAGTCGATCGCCTGCATCCTCACCACGCCCATCGGCACACGCGAGCAGCGCCGCGACTTTGGCTCGCTGCTGCCAGAGCTGATCGACCAGCCGTTCAACGGCGCCACCCGCACGCTGCTCTACGGCGCCACCGCCACCGCGTTGATGCGATGGGAGCCGCGCCTGCGCCTGACCCGCGTCGACCTGGTCGTCGGTGATGCGCCTGGCCGCTTCGTGCTGACGATCGAAGGCGAACGCACTGACGTCGCCCCTGCCAATGCGCGCTCGCGCATGACCATCCCGCTCCGCTTCCGCTCGTCCTGATCGAGGAATCTATGTCCACTGCCTACCACCACGGCGTCCGCGTCATCGAAGTCAGCGCGGGCACGCGCACCATCCGCACTGTCTCCACCGCTGTCGTCGGCTTGGTCGCCACGGCCTCTGATGCGGACGAAAAAGTCTTCCCACTGAACAAGGCGGTGCTGATCACCGATGTGCTGGGTGCGATCGCCAGCGCTGGCATCCAGGGCACCTTGCGCGCCACGCTGCAGGGCATCGCCGACCAGACCAACCCGGTCACCATCGTCGTGCGTGTGGCCGAGGACGCGGATGCGGCCAAGACCACCAGCAATGTTATTGGCGAGGCCAAGTCCAGCGGCTACACCGGTCTGTATGCCTTGCTCGCCGCACAGGCACAGCTGGGCGTGCGCCCGCGCATCCTGGGCGCGCCGGGGCTGGACACACTGGAGGTGGCAAAGGCGCTGGTCACCATCGCCAAGAAGCTGCGCGCCATGGCGTATGCGCGGCCGGTCGCAGACACCGTGGCCGAGGCCGTCACCTACCGAGGCCAGTTCAGCGATCGCGAGTTGATGCTGATCTGGCCGGATTTCCTGGCCTTCGACACCGCCACCAGCACCACGGCGGCGGCGTATGCCACTGCGCGTGCGCTCGGCCTGCGCGCCAAGATCGATACCGAACAGGGCTGGCACAAGAGCCTGTCCAACGTGCCCGTGGCCGGCGTCACCGGGATCTCCAAGGATGTGCATTGGGATCTGCAAGATCCGGCGACCGATGCCGGCATCCTCAACGAGGGCGACATCACCACGCTGGTGACGTTCAACGGCCAGCGCTTCTGGGGATCGCGCACGTGTGCGGAGGACAACATGTTCGCCTTCGAGACGGCCACGCGCACCGCCCAGATCCTGGCCGATACCATCGCCGAAGGCGTTGCGTTCTACGTCGACAAGCCGATGCACCCATCGCTGGTCAGAGACTTGATCGAAACGATCAACGCCAAGTTCCGCGACCTGAAGTCGTCGGGCTATCTGATCGATGCCAACGCCTGGTACGACGGCACCGTCAACAGCGCCACCACGCTCGCCGATGGCGCGCTGCGTATTGACTACGACTACACGCCGGTGCCGCCGCTGGAGAACCTGCAGCTGTACCAGAAGATCACCACCAGCTACCTGGCCGACTTCGCCGAACGCGTCAACGCGTAACGCACCCGCCTTAGATTCCCGGAGAACCCCATGGCTTTGCCCAAGAAACTCAAAGCGCTCAACCTGTTCAACGACGGTGAGAGCTATCTCGGCCAGGTGGTCGAAGTGAAGCTACCTACCCTGTCCCGCAAGATGGAGGAGTATCGCGGCGGCGGCATGAATGGCCCGGTCGATATCGACTTCGGTCAAGAGAAGATCGAGCTCGAATGGAAGTGCGGCGGCCTGATGCGCGGTGTGCTCAACCAGTACGGCGCCACCACGCACAACGCGGTGCAGCTGCGCTTTGCCGGCGCCTATCAGCGCGACGACAGCGGCGATGTGGACGCGGTGGAAGTTGTTGTGCGCGGCCGTCACAAGGAGATTGATCCCGGCACCGGCAAGTCCGGCGATGACACGGAGTTTTCGGTCAAGACGTCGGCCAGCTATTACAAGCTCAGCATCAACGGCGCACCCGTGATCGAGATCGATCTGATGAACATGATCGAGATCGTCAACGGCGTGGACCTGCTCGCCCCGCACCGCCGCGCTATCGGCGCCTGACCCTTCCGGCCTGGCGCCGCCAGGCCTCAGCCCTGAGACCTTCCGATGACCCCGACCTTTTCCCCAGCCATTCCCCTCGACCAGCCCATCACGCGCGGCGAGCAGACCATCACCGACCTCAAGGTGCGCAAGCCCGGCGCAGGCGAACTGCGCGGCCTCAAGCTGACCGACGTGCTGCAGTTGGATGTCACGGCGCTGGCAACACTGCTGCCGCGCATTTCCTCGCCCACGCTGACCACCGCCGACGTCAATGCGATGGATCCGGCCGACCTTCTGGCGGTCGGCCAGGAGGTGCAGGTTTTTTTCTTGCCGAAGGCACAGAGGGAGGCGGATTTCCCGACTGCGTAGAGGATGCGATGGCCGACATCGCGGCCATCTTCCACTGGCCGCCGTCTGAAATGGACGGCTGGTCGCTGCACGAACTCACGGCGTGGCGCGAGCGTGCCCGCCTGCGAAGCGGAGCCGAATGATGCCCTACCCGAACCACGAGGCCGCCTAAATGGCGGCCTCCGACAATCTGCGCCTGCAGGTCATCCTGGCCGCCGTCGACCGCGCCACCGGTCCGTTCCGGCGCGTGCTGAGCGGTAGCCGCGGCGTCGCCACCGCGCTGCGCAACCAGCGCGACGCGCTGCGCCAGCTCAACAGCCAGCATCGCGACATTGGCGCCTATCGCGAGCAGGTCGCGCTGGCACAGCGCGCCAAGGCCGCGCTCGATGCGCAGCGGCAATCGGTACGCACGCTTGCCCAACAGATCAAGGCCACCAGCACGCCCACCGCTGCCATGAATGCCGAGTTCGAGCGTGCCGTGCGCACCGCACGGGAACTCAAGATCGCACACGGTGCGCAGGAGGCCGGCCTGCAGCGCCTGCGTGGTCGCCTGGAGACGGCGGGGATCAGCACCCGCGAGCTGGTCACGCATGAGCGGCGCCTGCGCGGCGAGATCGAGAGCACCAACACCGCCATGCGCGCCCAGCAGCAGCGCCTGGTGGCAATTGACGCTGCCCAGCGTCGCAGCGCCCGCATCCAGAACGCCGGCCTGCAGGCGAGCGCCTACGGCGCCGGCATGGCGTTCGCTGGCCAGCGCGCACTTGGCGCCTCGGTGCTGCCGATCAGCGATGCGATGGAGTTTGAGTCGGCCATGGCCGACGTGCGCAAAGTCGTGGACTTCAAAACGCCGCAGCAGTTCCTGCAGATGGGTCGCGATGTCGAGAACCTCTCGATGCGACTGCCCATGCTGCCGGCCGAGATTGCCAAGATCGTAGCAGCCGCCGGCCAGGCCGCTATCCCGCGCCAGGAACTGGTCCGTTTCGCCGAGGACGCGGCCAAGATGGGCGTGGCATTCGACAGCAGCGCCGAGGAAGCCGGCCAGACCATGGCCACCTGGCGCACCGCTTTCCGGATGGGCCAGCATGAGGTCGTCGTGTTGGCCGACAAGATCAACTATCTCGGCAACACCGGCCCGGCCAGCGTCAACAAGATCAGTGCGATAGTGAACCGCATTGGTGCCCTGGGCGAGGTCGCCGGCCTGCAGAGTGGGCCACTGGCGGCGCTGGGCGCCACCGTCGCCGGCATGGGCATCGAATCGGAAGTCTCGGCCACCGGCATCAAGAACATGCTGCTCACCCTGGCATCGGGCGAGTCGGCCACCAAGAGCCAGCGCGAGGCCTTCGACAAGCTGAGCATCAAGGCCACGGCCATGGCCCAGGTCATGCAGAAGGACGCAGGCGGGGCGATCATGTCGGTGCTGCAGAAGCTGCGCGCACTGCCCAAGGCCGAGCAGGCCGCGACCATGACGCAGCTGTTCGGCCGTGAGTCGATCGGTGCGATCGCACCCCTCCTGACCAATCTGGAGCTGCTGCAGGGCAACTTCGCCAAGGTCGCCGATGCGCAACGCTACGGCGGCTCGATGTCGGCCGAGTACGCGTCGCGGGTGGCCACCTCGGCCAACTCGCTGCAGCTGCTGAAAAACACCGCCGTGGTGGTGTCCCAGTCGATCGGCCAGGTGCTGCTACCGCAGTTCAAGGAACTGACCGAGCGCACGGCTGCGGTGGTCGGCCAAGTCACGACGTGGATCCGCGCCAATCCGGTGCTGGTGGGGGCGATCGCCAAGGTGGCAATCGGCGGCGCGGCGTTGCTCACCATCCTGGGCGGGCTGCTGGTCGCCGGCGGCGTGGCCGCGATGGCGTTCTCGCAGATCCACGGCGCCGTCGCGCTGCTGTCGGGCGGTGGCGGCTTCGGTGCGCTGCTGCGGCAGGGGCTGGCGTTCGGCGGCCGCGTGCTGCCGATGCTCGCCAATGGCGCCCGCCTGCTGCTGCCGCTGCTCGGCGGCGTCAGCCTGCCGGTGCTGGCCATCGGCGCGGCCGTGGCTGCCGTGGCGCTGCTGGTGTGGAAGTACTGGGGGCCGATCAAGGCCTTCGCCATTGGCGTCTGGCAAGGCATCGTCGATGTCGCCGAGCCGGTTCTTGCCGAGCTGAAGGCCGCGCTCGCACCACTGGCGCCGGTGTGGGACACCGTGGCCGCAGCGATGGGTCAGGCCTGGGCATGGGTCAAGCAGCTGCTGACGCCCTTCGAGGCCACCACCGCGCAGTTGCACGGTGCAACGCAGGCCGGTCGCGGCTTCGGGCAGATCCTGGGGGCAGTGCTGGTCACCCAGCTGCAGTTGGCGGTCAAGGCGATCGGCTGGCTGGTGCAGGCGTTTGTGTTCGTGCTGCCGGTAGTCAAGCAAATCCTCGGCGGCGTATGGCAAACCGTCCAGGGCACGTGGTCGCTGATCGTGGGCGTGTTCACCGGCAACGGCGATCGCATCCGCCAGGGGCTGCTGCAGCTGTGGGCCGGCATCAATCTGCAGCTGGCCAACTGGCCGGCCCGGATGCTGCAGGCTGGCGCCGACATGATCAGCGGCCTTGTCCAGGGCATCCGCTCCAAGCTCGGCGCGGCCGGCGATGCGATCGCCAGCGTCGGCACTGGCGTGGTCGATCGCTTCAAGGGCCTGCTGGGTATCCACAGCCCCTCGCGCGTGTTCGCCCAGCTGGGCGACTTCACCATGCAAGGCCTCACCGTGGGCCTGCAGCGCGGCCAAGGCGCGCCTGTGCAGGCCGTCATGGCGCTTGGCAACCGGATGCGTGCCGTGGGCGCAGGCCTGGCCCTGGCGACGGCCACAGCGCCGGTGGCGGCGATCGACAGTCGGGCACCGCTGTCGGCCCCTGTGCGCGTCGCCAGCGCGCCTGCAGGCGGCAACAGCTACGTCATCCACGTCCACGCCGCACCGGGCATGGATGCGGCCGCACTGGCGCGCGAAGTCGCCCGCCAACTTGAAGAGCGCGACAGGCGCACGGCGGCCACCCGCCGCTCCAGCCTGCGCGACGACTGAGGATCCACCCCGATGATGATGTCCTACGGCACGTTTGTGTTTGCCCTCGATAGCGCCGCCTATCTGCAGCTGCAGCGGCAGATGAGTTGGCGCCACCCCACCAGCGATCGCGTGGGTGCGCGAGCGGCCAGCCAGTTCCTTGGACCAGGTGATGAGACCATCGAGCTAGCGGGCCTG